GCTTCTCCGCCTGGTCCTGGTGGAACGCTAGCGGGTCTTAGGGTTGCTTGATTTTTTGCACCATCGGAATCCCAGTTTTGGAAGGGGTCCCATTGTACTGTTTTGCCGTCGGCAGTCATTGGGGCTGCACCATTAGCGGCATGTGTTGGCATTGATTTTTTTTCCATAAGTTTCCTGTCCTTTTTAGAACTATTGATATTTATTAAAAGTTGTTTTTTGAGCCCGTATTGATGGTCACAGTTAATTTGGAACTATTCGATTTGCTCCGACAGTGGTTGCTGCTGCTCCCACTCTAGCAATTGTTTCTGGTGACAGTGTAGTTGTTTTTCCTGACATTCTTGCCCTTATTTGTTCTGGAGTTTCAAAGGTTCCAGCCTGTGTGGCAAGTCTGTCTTGTGTAATTCTATTTTGAATTCTTTGTGTATCTGCTTGTTGTATCATTTCTTTTTCAACAGAAGTATACAGACCGGCTTGCTGTTGTCTGCGACGAACATCGTTCATGGCAGCACCTTGTAGTACTTGTTGTCTTTGGGCTTCATCTGCTGGAGTTGTGGGTGTAGCCACTCCATAACTAGGACGAATAGCACCAGCAACTCTTTGTTGAATTCTGCCTAATCGTCCTGCTAAAGCACCAAGTGGTTGGGCTATTTTGCTTTGTCCAATAGTATTCACCGCTGCTGATGCAAGACCTATTGCTCTATCGCTCGCTCCAAATTTTCTTGCTTTAATGTCTTGTGTTTGCATCGAAGAAGCAACAGCACCAAGTAGGGTCCTCATTATACCCATTCCTTTTGATGTTTGAATTTGTCCTAGTCGTGCAGCAGCGGCTTGTCTATTTTGTGCTCTTATACCAACACCACTAAAACCAGTTCCTTGGTTTCCGACTGTTTGAGGAACAGCAAATTGAGTAGGAGTTCTTCCCTCTCTTCCCAATGCAGCACTAACAGCGGGTCTTCCTAAAACGGAAGGATCTAACATAGGAGGAACATTTACTTCTGAACCTCCTTCAATTCTATTTCTCTGGGAATTAATAGATCTGCCTAAATTTGCTGTATTTACTAATGGGTTGTTATTAAAAAAAGTTGGGTTTTCTGTTGGATCAATTACTACATTACCAGTTCTGCGATTTTGTGGATCGCGTGGATTTGGTGTCATCAAAGATCTCTCTACAGCAGACAAATTTGTTGTTGATGCAAATCTACCACTTCTGATGTCTTGTAATCTTCTTGCTTGATTTGCAGGAGAAGACACATCTAGATCTATATCTTCAGATCCAGATGTTCTTGCTCTGGCCGCCGCGGCCGCCTCTGCACCAGAGACAGGCTGTTCAGAAATGTATTTTGAAAAACGAAGCATTAAAGATTTTTGATAAATGTTTCAAACAGTGTTAATGCTTTTTTCTCTAAATTTTTTGAAGATGTTTTCTTAATCATGTTTTTGGCTTCAATTAGATCTTTTTCCAACCAAGATCCATTGTTCCAAACCCATTCTTTGCCTTCCATAATTCCATTGACAAATGCACCGGGTGCAGATGGATCTGCAACAATGTCAACAGCCGAAAGCATCAAATCACCTTGAACTATTTTCTTTCCATTTTGTTCAACCAATGAACCCATTGCTCTAGAACTAACTCCAAGTTTTGCTCCCTCGTTAATTAATTCATAGGCAATTTTACCCATTGGAGTATTTTCCATTATCTTAGCCTTTCCGTAAACTTTGTTCTTACGGAACTCTAGCATAATGATTCTGTGACTAACTCTATCCAAGTTAACAGTTGGACCCGATGGGTGACCAAGTTCACCAAAGGCACGATTGCAATGTACGAATTCGGTAATATATCTTCCAACCTCTTTGTTTAGAGTATCATATGGATAGACTCTACCGTTTCGATTTACCTCATCAGAAACCATAAAGACTCCCTCAATAAAGAGGGACTTTTTATCACCTGTGCCTTCTACGAGGTAATTAATATCTTCTACTGTTTCTGTAATGAGTTTCATTAATTTTTCTTTCCTTTTCTTTTACTTCTTAATGCCTTGAAATCAGCAGAAGTAAGTTTTCCCTTTGGTTCAGCAACGTCTAGTTTGTGTTGTTTACCAACAAGTCCCTCAGCGATACCAAAAGCTTTTTTGTTCATTTCTTCTGCATCGTTTTCTTGTTCTTTGCAGTCTTCACACTCGTCCTCATAAACAAGTCCATCTTCACCCATTTCATCGCCATCGTGTCCATACTCACCCATTTCCTTCTCTTTCTCGTCTTCTTCCTCTTCTTCGTCCTCTTCCTCTTTTTCTTTCTTGTGCTTTTTCTTTTCCAACAAAGAGGCTAGTTCAGCACGACGAGAATTAATTTCTTCATCGATCTCTTCTAATTCATTTTCTACTTCTACTGAATCTGGTTGTTCTTCAGTCTCTTCAGACTCGTCTAGGAAAGTGGCGGGGGCGTATTCATCAAACTTCGATTGAAGTCTTTCCGATAACTTCTGCATAAGAAGTTCGTGGGCGATCTTTTTGGTTTCTACGATGTTTTCTTGAATTACGCTTTTGATTAGGTTATTGGTGTCCATTTTTATCTCCGGTATAACTTTTCCGCAGTTTTTACTGCTTTCTTAAATCCATGATCGGATTCAAGAATGAGGTTTACTAACTTGTCCTTATGTGAATTATTTAGAGTTTTGTAAAGTTCTGCCAAATATTTTGCCATTTGTGGGGTTACTTCAAGTTGAGAACCATCCTTAGCAACCATCCAGTTAGTTCTGTTGGTGTTTATAGCGTTATTGATCTCGTCAATTGGCATATAAACAACTGCGGTGTTTTCTTGGATTTCTACTTTTTCTTCTTTTTTCTTTGGTAAAACTTTAGTCTTTTCGAACAGCAATGCACATTCTTTAACGTATAATTCACCCATCTTTTCAGTTAACTTAACTTGAATCAAAGAAGTCAATTCGGTTTTGAATGCTTCTTTGTCTTCTGAGATAAGCGCAGTGAATTCTGGTCTAAGAGTCATTATTGTTGTTCGCCTTCTTCTGGTTGTGGTTGAATTCCCAAAGCCAACATCTGTTGTTGTTGTTCCACAGTTTTGATTAAGGCTTCTTGCTGTTCTTTAGCAATCTGACCGTTAATTTCAATAATCTCTTCGTCTGTTTGCTTTAAGACATTCTTTCGGATGAATTCATCTGAGTAATATCTTCCAACAAACACCGACAGATTATTTAGCATCTCTAAGCGATCACGCATTATATCGTTTTCTTTTAGTTCGTTAAAATATGAATCTTTGTTGAATTTAAATGCAATATCTTGTTGTATCTTGTTCCACTCTTCTTCTGTCATTATTCCTTTGAGAATAACTTGTGTTTTCATAAGATCTGTTAACAGAGATGCAAATTTCAAACGAAGCCTTTCTATAAACTTATAGAACTTAACTTCATCTCTTGTTATTTCTGCTGATCTACCCATATTGAAACCTGTTTCAGATTCAAGACGGGAAATAGGAACGTTTAATGCTCTATAAAGTTTCTTTTGGAGATATAGAACGTCTTCCATTTCTCCCAAGTTTTGACCACCATCTAGAGTAGTAATTTCAGTACCACGACCACCTTCTCTTCTAGGCATCCAGAAATCTTCTAACATATGAAGATGGTTTCTGTCATCTCTTATTTGTCCAGTAGCAGAGTCATAGGTTAATTTGTTGCGATACCGATTCATTATCTCTCTAAGATATTGCTCGGCTTTTTGTTTTGGTAAGTTACCGACATCGACATAGAAAATTCTACGTTCAGGTGCGCGAGATATTCTATAGATTACAACGGCATCTTCAATTTGCCGTAACATGTTCAATGGACGAATTGCTTTTTGCAAATATCCAACTACTCGTTTTGTTACAGCATCAACAATTCCAGAATGACAATAAGAAATCGAATCTACGCTAAATTTATACCCAGTTGGTGTAGTTGGATATAGTGCTTCCTTGTCGGTGTCTGTATAAACATAATACTCTTCGATCTTTTTTACAAATGGTATAATTTGACCATTTGCCACTCTTGATCTTTCTTTTTCAATCTTTCTTACTTTTTTGATTTTTACCGGATCAATAGGAATTAAAGAAATCAATCCTTTTTGTGGGTTTTGTTTATCTATTTCTTTATAGTAATAAATTTTGCTATCGATATACCATCTTCTAAAAATTTCATGTGATTTATTTGTAAAGTCTAAAAGTTTTAATATTTGATTGTATTCAAAATATAGTTTTGTCTTAATTGTGTCTGGTAGATTGACATAATCCAAATTTAGTTTGATTGGTTTTCTGTCTTCACCAGAAACAATAGTTTCATTTACTATGTCTTCAACCGCGGCATCCACCTCTGGGTGTAGTGCCATTCCTCTATATTGGTTTATTAATTGGTTCTCATCCTTAATAGAACCGGAGAAGTCGATGGATGTACCAAAGACTCCTCCAGTTTCAAATGTATAAGTTCCGTCGTAAGGCTCAGGTGTTACTGGAATCTGAGTTGATTCTAGATTAGGTTCCTGCTCCTTCTTTTTACCAAAACTAAACCCAAATATATCAGGTAATGCCATAATATAAGAACTTTCTTAATCCTTACGGATTTCTTACGGTTGGACTTGTGTAGTGACTATATGCAACAGTTACTTGGAATTGTGTTAGTGTATTTGCTGAACCCATGTCAAATGCAATTGGTCCAACCACAACAGGCCAAGCATTGACTAATTGAGTAGATTTAATAACTGCATCAGATTGGTGATCTAGTTGTTCAATGGTTAGATCAGCACAGAACTCTGAAATATGAGTTCTATCTGCTGCAATGTTGTCTTCGTGACTATTAAATCTTTGTGACCATTCGTGCCAAAGTTGCCAAGTTGCATTATTTCCTGTATCATCTAAGAGTGTTGCATTCCATTCAGAATATTGCCTATCGCCTGGAAATTTGTAAATTCTTCCGCGAAATGGAATTGGAATTATACCAACTGTGCTTTCGGGCATTGTTGATGCCAAGCAGTAAATACCTGTTTCATGAAATGCTTGTGCGTTTCCAAGACCTGGAATTGAACCAGTAATTCTAAAACGGTTTGGTCTTGTTCCTCCGTTAAAATTACTAGTAAATGTTGAGATTGAATGAATACTCATGTGTTATTTCTCCGTGTGTTAAATTACTTATAGTTGTACGCTAGTATTTAGATTAGTTATAGTAATTTTAACGTAATTGATGGACTTGGTTGGTTGAATGTAAATATCGGCAACAAATTGATTTGCGTCTATGATATTTGCTGGATTGTTTGTTTCATCACAAACTACTCTGTAGTTAAACAAACCTCTTCCTTCTTTGATGGTTTGAAGGAATCCGTTTGCAGCATTTCCAAACAACGAACGAGTTGCAGAATCATTTACTTCGAATAGAACTGTTCTTGCAGTATTTCCTAAAACCTTCTTGATATAATTGATGAGTCTAACTACATTAACTCTAGTTAGAGAAGAAGAAGCAGTTCCTTCTTGAGTTATGTCACCAAACAAGAATGTTCCCTCACCCGGTACTCCAATTACAGAGTTAATTTTGGCTGTATAAAGGTAATCTTGTTCTAGGTTCTTTGGATTTTTTATCAAACGAACTGTGTTAAGAATTCTACCTCGGCGGGTTCCTGCTGGTGAGAACCAAGCATTTGCATCTCTATCCGTTCTAGCAAAGCAACCAGCGGCATCAGAAGCGAGTGGAATGGTTACAAAGTTTTCGCCAACTGTGCTATTTGAAAGACCCAACATAACTTTTTCTCCACCAACAGCAAAGATATTAGAATCTGCTGCTAGGTTGAATGAGGGAGTTACACCCGATGGCACAGTGGCACCAGCGGTATATCCTGCATATGTTACACCGATAATTCCAACTAAATCTCCTCTATCAGAAACTGTGTTTTCAACAGCCGTTGCTTGTGATTGAGTTAGTGTTGATGTAAAGACAGAATCTAGAAGAATAGAGGTATCAAAGAATGTAGTTGCTGATTCTGCTATGTTTAGAGCACCACCATATGTCAAGTAATTATATGCAGAATACCAATCTGTTTTCCAACCACCAGTTGGTCCTTGTCCGGTTACTCCACCATAAGTTGTACCATTGAGTCTAGTTACCCAGTCACCCAAAGAGGTGACTGTCATGTATCCTTGATCGTTTTCTGCGGTGGTTCCGAATATATCAACTAGCGAGGGTGTGGTTAGGCTAAACATACCGGAAACGTGTGTGCTTGCTCCCTCTGCGCCTACTATGACGAATGAATTGTCTACTACAGATACTTGTACATTAGGTCTTGTTGCCATGTTAATCTCCTAGAGATGCCTTACTGCTTTTATTTATTGTTTTGGTTATTTTAGTCTTTCTGTGCTCCAAATATCATTACCATCACTAAAAGTCTTTGTATCTTCTTCGTCATAGGTAGAAATAAACCCAAATGGTGCCAAATCTTCCTCTAATTGTTTGATTTCGTTCTTAAATAGAGCCAATCTAGTATCCAAATTGGTTAGTTCCTTAAAGTATGGTTGACGAGACAACCAAGCAAACAAAACCAAAGACATAACTAAATCATCCGTATGTCCGTCCTCTGCTGAGTAACTTTGTGCTTTACTAACAAATGACATCAATTCATTCAGTATGTCATAATCTTCCAAAAGCAATTTATCCTGTTCTACTAGATTTTTTAAAACAGAACAACCCAATCGTTTGACTTGGCTAGTGGTTCTAACTCCAAATACTGCTTCTCCTTTACCAAATCCACCAGTTACAACTTGTCCTTTTCTGCCTTTCATGCTAGACATAAGTATGTGTTCATATTCTAATTCGCTATGTAAAATATCTGCAACTTGTCCACCAATATCATTAATTTCTACAAACACATATGCTTTATTGTATTTGTGTCCTGTTTTTTCTATGACCGTTGGGAAAAGCATAGGAGATATTAAATTGTTTCTAAATTTACAAACCAATTTATAAGGAGAAGATGTTGCGTCGATTACAGTAAATGCACTATAGTCTCTACCTTGTCCTCTGGCAGTATCAACTGTTATAAAATATAAATGATCTTCTTTTGGTTCTTCATAAACACTCAATCCTTCTTTTGTTAGTAGTATTGGATCAGACCAAGACATTGAATTTAATTTTGCTGTTGATATTAAAGTATTAGAAGATCCTAAAAAGTTACATTCAAACTCGGATTCAAATTGCTTTTCCGATGTTTGCTTTATCATCTCTTCTTTCCATTTTTGATCCCTTAATTTTCCACCGGCTGTGATTGGAACTTGCGACCAGTGTACTTCTATTGGAACATATTCATTTTTACCGGGATCTCCGGCTTTTTTATTTGCACCTTTCCATAGTTTATAGAACATATTCAAGCCGTTAGGGGTTGAAATAATCAATACCTTTGTGCTGATACCCGAAGTAATAGTTGGGAACACTGAACTAAAAAACTCTTCAGCAATATTTTGTGGAACGAATGCGAACTCGTCCAAAAACAACATGTTGTACGATCCACCACGAACAGCGGAAGCCGAAGTAGAAGATGCCAAAATCTTTGATCCGTTTTCCAATTGAATAGAACCTTTGTTCCATTCTAGGATGCCCTGTTGTAACCACTTCGGTAAATACTCATATGCAAGTTTTAACCTTGATAGCATTTCGCGAGCAGTTGATTGTTTATTTGCCAACATTGCCACACTCATGTTTTGATTAAAAAGTATGTAATGTAGAATATATCCAATTACTGTGGTAGATTTACCAGACTGTCTGGGTAGTTTTGCTATGATATAACGATTGTCATGAAACTTACGAACCATGTCTTCTTGGTAGTCGTATAGTTCGAAAGGCACTAAACCTTTGTCTAGAGTTACAATCTTAACGTAATTTTTTACGAAATAGATTGGATCGTTTGCACACTTAACATATTCATCAATTTGTTCTTTTGTGAACTCAATTGATACACCAGGTCCCTTTAAATTTGGGTTTCCTAGATAACTTTTATCTTTGTTCTTCCCCATTACCTAATGCCTTCTTTCTGCTCCGATCTTTGTTTATAAGATCTTGGAGATCACTTGTCGAACCAACATATATGGCATTTGTTGTGTTGTTATTTACCGTGATGTTTTCTTTTTGGATCTCTTTCTTTTGTTTGTGTAGATCCATTAGATCTTTGTTCATTTCTGCTAGTTGCTTTGCAAAGGTGGATACCACCTCAAAGCCACGAGGCTGATCCAAACTTTCTGCCAATGAAATAGCATTTTCTAGACTTATCATTCCTTTATCGATAAGTTCTTTAAGATTTTTTCTTGCATATTCAAAATCAGATTCAACTTTTCTCTCTTCGTGCTCTTCAAGTTTTTCTTTTGGCTT